TTCATAATTGATAGAAATCATTTGTTGTTTTGTTGGATCTGCAGTTACTCCAGTCCAACCATTTCCATCAAACTTTTCACCATTCCAATCATCTCTGTACACTCTTGTTTCTGTAACAATTCCAGTTACACTACTGCGAATTACATAAGAATATGTTCCTCCATCATCCTCAAAATAAACACCGTTGTTTTCATCAAACAATCCAAATCTTCTGCGAATACCTACCTGTGGAGTATCAAGACGAATTGCAAATGCAAGAGTTGCTCCTCTACCAGGAATGTATCTCATTACATTCTTGGTTTGACGAACAATTTTACTACCAGCAGTAGAACCAACTTGCATTACAATATTACTGGTATTTGCATTAAATGTTGCAGTTCCAACTCCAACTACTCTTTCATCCCATACATCAGTCTCTTTACCATACTGGAAGGTGTTAAAAAATACTGTTTGGTATGGAGATATTTTAAATCTGTTGTTGTTGGTAAATTGAGGTCTCCAGTCCGTCTGGTTTCCCCAGTGGTCTGCAATATTAAAAGTTTCAAAAAGACTTCTTTCTTGGTCTAAAAAGTCTTGTGTAGTTTTTTTCCAAATAGCCATGATTAATCAATCCATTCCAACTTCGATGGGTGGTATCTTTTTGCGTTTTTAATATTAAAGTTTTTTTCTTCTGCTGGATAAATGTTATGAACCATCGCACCAGGATATTCTTTTTGAAGTTGTTCCCCAAGTTCTTGTTTTGAAGGAACTCCGGAATTAGTTACTAGATCTAATCTATAAAGATTTCCTTGCCACATTATATCGGCAACATAACTCTCACCAACTTGTTGGGTTTGTTCTGGTTGAGAATTAATATAAAGATTTCCAGTAAAATCACCAGCAATATTAACTGATTCAGATATAAATTGCTTGAATGATTTCATATTAGTAGTTTTCTGTAGTTTCTGTTTCCACGTCTTCTGATTCAAGTCCAAACATTGAATTTGAAATTGCGGGTCGTATGGTTTCTATTTTTTCTGCTGACTTTGCAAATAAAATATCTTTAATTTTATCGCTAATTTGATAAGGCGATTCCTCAGCAGCAATCATATCAAGAAGTTCTTCCATTTTAATTAAATTTGTAATTTTTTATATTTATGTTATTATGAATCAAATCTTTCCCCCTTTAGGAAGTTCCATTGATTTATCACTTACTTCTACTTGAGAAGAATCTGAATTTAAATCTGGTTCCATTACGGGTTGTCCCAAATCCATATCACTACCTTGATCCATTGGCATTCCTGTAGCTGGATCTATCGGAGCATTTGGGTCGGGAATAATGCCAGATTCAATTTCTTTTTTAATAATCTTATCTTCTTCAACGATTTCCAAATCAGTCTGTCTAAGAATTTTTCTTCTTACATAATCCTGAGAAAAATATTTTCCAACATAAGGTTCTGCAGTAGCAACTAAATTTAATCTTTCCGTGAGGAGTTCTGCGTCTTTTAGTTCTGAGAAATGATTATCGTATAGGAAGTTATATTGTATGTGCTCACCCATTCTATCCCAATCGTTTGGGGTAATAATATTTTTTAATATAAGCTGAGTCTTCAGCATATCATTAAACATGTAAGAAAATCTTTTCCTTAATCTTGCTACAAATTTAGTAAATTTGAGCTCATCTCTTAATATTTCTGAAGAACGTCCCAGGTTAAATCCACTTTCTCCACCAATTCTTGTTGATGGCACATTCAAAGATCTGTATAATTTTTCTTGGAAATACTTAATATCAGTAATTTCTCCTAGATTTTGTCCACCTGGAAGTGTGGTGATTTCAGTTCCTCTGCCACCTTCGCGGCGAGGGAGCCAAAAATCTTCAAGCATACTGACAAATTTTTTATCATCACGAATTTCTCCGGTCGAAGCATCATATACAAGTTTATTACGATATCTCATCATAACGTCACGAAGATATTGCTCTGCCTTTACCTTGGGAAGATTGCCAACATCAATGTAAAAAATACGACGTTCGGGTGCGCGAGACAATCTATAAATTACAAGAGAATCTTCAATCATTCTTAGTTGATTGAGAGATTTGATTGCCTTGTGTAGATATGAAAGTGTTGATCCTTTATTTCTGTCTACCAATCCAGAAGTGCAATACGTAATTGAATCTCGAGAAAATTTAATTCCACCCCCACCCATGGAAGAAGGATTTGAGGTTGGATATGTCATTTTTGGATTATATACAAAATATTCCTGAATCTCGGGAAATTCATAATCCATTGGATTATCGCTATTTACATTTGCCAGTCTATATGACTTTTTATCCTCTTCTTTTTGCTTTTGTTGTCTAACATAACGCATTTTCATTGCGTCTATGTATCTGAGTTCTTGAATTCCTGCTTGGGGATTTTTTAAGTCAATTATTTTGTGGTAATATAGCCTTCCGTCAACATACCAGTTTCTATAAATTTCGTGAGATTTTCTATCAAAATCCAATAATTCTAAAATATATTTAAATTCTTCTCTTATTTTCTTTTTTATTCCATCACTTGCATTAAGATTTGAAAGTTCTATTTCTACCGGAGAATCATTAGAATCTGAGACCACAGCCTCATTTACAATATCTTCAATGGCACTATCACATTCTGGGTGAAGTGCCATTTCTCGATATCTTTTTATCAAATCAAATTCAGTTCTATATACACCCTCAATATCTACATAAGATCCAAAAAAACCGGAACTTAAATAATGATCTACCTCATCTTCGTTGTTTGGTGGAACAGGAGATACGGTTGTGGGTGATAATTTATTAGAGCTATCTTCAATTGAGAAACCGAATAACTTCGACATGATTAAATGTTAAACCCTATAAACTTGTACTATTTATCAGCTACCGCTACCTGCCTTTTCGGGGTAGAAGTATTGTACTTGGAATTCCACTGTAAATTCTTCAATAGTATCCGACGAATCATATGAAAGATCAATCTGGGAAACATTAGTTGGGAAAATATCTACAAACCTGTATTGCGCAAGAATGCTTGCATTTGAGGTCGTAGATGCGTTTGCGGAATTTTCTTTTGAAACAGCTCCTCTTCCAAGTTGATAAACTGTTGCTTGTCCCATATAATCATTTGGATTTGTTAATCCAGTATGATTTGAGTATTGTGCAACACTTTGCATCCAAGATTCGAATGATCTTCTATGAGCAAAGTTTTCGTCATTAATAACAGTTACTGTCCAGGTATCGAATGTTCGATCGCCTGCAACTTTCAAAATTCTACCTCTAAATGGCACATCAATAGGAGATACATTAGATGCGGGTAAAGCTGCTGCTTTACATAAGAATCTAAAATTCTCAGAATCAAAAGTTGTAGCTCCATCAGATTGAATATTTGCTGGTAAAGAAGCTGGAAATGTTACCTGAACTTCAAATAGATTGGGGCGGGCGCCTCCACCAACTAGCGCCCCTTTCATTGCTGAGATTCCTCTTACTGGAATAGTTGCCATTTTACTTTCCTCCTTTGTGGTTAATTAAAGTTAAAATCAAACCCTACCAGCAACTTCTTCGAAGCTGACACCAGTGCGAGTAGCTACGAATGTCAAAGTTACATAATTAATTGATTTTGTTGGCTTTAAGAATATGTCTGCTCTAAATTCATTATTGTCAATAATATCTGGAGTATTATTAGTTTCATCGCAGACAACTAAAAAGTCATAAAGACCTCTTTTTGCCTGAACATCGCGCAAATATGGCTCAATTATATTAACAAAGTTTGCTCTAGTAATTTGATCATTCAATTCAAACAACTGTGCTTGAGCAGCTCTTTCTAATGCTTGTTCGACTGTAAGGAATAGACGACGAACGTTAATTCTATCGAAAGCAGAAGCATATCCAAGACCAGTTTTATCTCCAAATAGAAGTGTTCCCACTCCAGGTTGAGTTACAATGCTATTAACTCTTGATGAATAAAGTTTGTCTCTTTGTGCCTTATTTGGGTTATATGCAAGCTTGACTGCATTATTTAAAATACCTCTTTGCTGACCTGCAGGAGAGAACCATGGATAAGAAACGACATTTGTTCTCATCATTAAACCAGCAATGTCTGCATTGCATGGTATGTAACGGAATAAATTATTAAAACGATCATAAGTGTACTTATAACCAGAATCAAATACCGCATATGATGTGGAACTTATAGAACTAAAGAATCTAACTATATTGTCTGTTTGAGTTGTTGTATTCGTCAGATCTACAACATTGGCTCTATGTGGCGAAATAACCGCCATACAATCTTTTCTAAGTTCTGCAATTGCAATTAATTTGTTTGCTTTTGATTGGGATTCGAATTCTGAATCTAGTCCAGGTCCACAAATTAAATAATCAACTGCTACTTGATCTTTATTTGAGAATAGATCGTATGCAGTTGAAAGATCTCCTAAAGTTGTCTTAAAACCATTAGAAGCTGAATAATCTTTACCTCCAATCAGAGTATAAGTTTTATTTCCAATTGCACTAAAGACCACTCCTTGTGCGTTAGATCCCCATAGACCTTGATTTATTGTATATGGAGTAAATCCAGAATAGAATCCAGTAGCTACTGGATTTGTTCCGTGATATGCATCATATACAGAAGAAGGATTTTTTCCGCTATAGATGTATGAAGAGAAATTTGCAAGATAATTCTTGTACCAAATTTTTTGGGGAGAATTTACTAACGAAACCGAATCTGCAGCTTTTGAAATTCCAATATGCTTTTCTAGAATATTTCCTCTGATTCCAGTTACTGCTCCAGAATCATCGACAACAACAATGTGCATTGCGTCGTTTTTTCCATTTCTTTCAGTTGAATAATTATTAGATACTGGTTTTTGTGCAATTGATGCCCAATATACAGTGCTATTTGTTAGTCCAAGAGTCTGACTTCCATACCAATCAGAAATTGAAGCTGCTGTGGAAGTTCCGGTTGTTATTCCCGAATTGTTAACAAATGCAAGAGTATCACTAACTTCAAATGAAGAAATCGCACTTCCTTGACTATAATCGATTAAAGCTTCCGTTCCTGCAGAAGAAACTCTAGAAACAATCTTTACATCAATTGTGCTTGAACCATTAACAGAATCTGTAGTTACACCAGTGATAATTGCTTTTAAATAACCATTAAATGTTGAAGTTGTTCCAGCTCCTGGAACAACAGCATTGATTATTGCCGTTGTGACACCATATCCAATTACAGCACCTAATGCTCCAGGATTAGTGGTATTGATTCCAATAATTTGGTCAGCTTTATCGTCAATAAAACAAACTTTTAAGTCGTTGGACCAAGTTCCTGCATTTTTTGAAGAAAAAGTATATCCTACAGCATCTGATGAGTGATTTGTATTATAATCATCATAATTCTTTATGTTCAGGGTGCTTGAATATGCAGAACCTACTCCAGCATTTGCGCAATTTAATGTTGCTCCATTAGTTCTAACTACTTTAAGAACCCCACCATAAGAAAGATATGATGATGCACTCATCCAATACTCATATTGAGAATCTGTTGTTTTTGGTTTTCCAAAGACATTTATCAATTCTTGCTCTGTGCTGATGTCAATGGGTTGTTCTACTGGACCTTGAACGAAAGGACCCGCAATAGCTCCGATGTTATCTAAAACATTATCAGCTCTCCCAACAGTTAAATCAACTTCCCTCGTAAGTACACCGGGAGATAATTGAGGAGTCGCCATGTTTTTCTCCGTAAAATCTCAGTTTATCTAAAAAATATTTATTAAAAACTGGATTTACATATAGTCCCACATATAAGATGCGTCACCATACTCGTCAGTGAACCACCTATCTCCATCAACATCTACAAAACTTTCTGTATCAATTGCTGTAGAAACAAATCCAAATGGTGCCATATCTTGTTCTATTTGATTTTTTTGTTCCTCATACAACCTTTTTCGTACATCTTGATCTGTCAACTCTTTAAAATAATCTTGCAGTACTAACCAGGCATATATTACCAAACACATTGCTAAGTCGTCATTGCAACCTTCTTCTGCTTCAAATGAATTGTGTTTTTGAATAAAAGTTGTTAATTCGCTAATAATATCATAATCTTTTATTAATATTTTGTCTTCTTCTATAAGAGTTTTAAGATTTAAACAACCAACTTTTTTCACGGTTTTTGACATTTTGACTCCAAGTTGAGTTTTTTTGCCAGAAAATCCTTGTCCAACTATTTGCCCCGCTCTTCCTCGCATAGAACACATAAGAACATTTTGGTATTCCAAATCATAATTTAAAATTGAAGCAACTTGATCACCAACATCATTAACTTCGCATAATACGAATGCTTTGTTATAGCTTTTAGCGACCTCATGTATAATGCTGGGAAATAGCATTGGTTTTATTTCATTATTTTTATATTTTGCTACTACTTTATGTGGGAATGTTGTTATATCGACAACAACAAAAGCTGAATAGTCGTTACCAACTCCTCTTGCAACGTCAACTGTTAATAAGTATTCGTGATCTTCTATAACTTCCTCGTATATGTCTAAACCAGCACTTTTAGTAATTGCGCTGTCATAAACCATATTTCTCAATTTACTTGGTGCAATTAAAGTATCTACGGAACCTAAAAATTCACATTCAAATTCTACTTTAAATTGTTGTTCTGAAGTATTTGAAATAGTCTGTTGTTTCCATTTTTCGTCTCTTCCGGGAACTTCAGACCAATGAACATCTGTTGGAATATATTCATTTTTCTTTCTTTCTGCGTCATGCCAAATTTTATAAAAATGATTCATCCCATGAGGGGTAGAAACAATAATTACTTTGGTGTTTTTACCGGAAGAAATAGTAGGATAAACTGAACTGAAAAACTGATCAGCAATATGGTTGGGAATAAAGGCAAATTCGTCGAGGAAGATGATGTTATATGATCCACCACGAACTGCAGAAGCTGATGTGGAAGCAGCAATAATTTTTGATCCATTTTCAAGTTCTAAAGATGCTTTGTTCCATGTCATAACCCCCTGCTGTAACCACTTTGGGAGGTTCTCGTAAGCGGTCTGAAGGCGGTCTAAGAGATCTTTTGCGGTAGATGCCTTGTTGGCAAGAATTGCAATGTTAACGTTGTCATTAAAAATTGCATAATAAAGTAAATATGATACTACAATGGTCGATTTACCTGACTGACGCGGCAGTTTGCAAACATTAAATCTGTGGTTATGAAACCTTTCAATCATATTTTCTTGGAATGGATATGGCCTAAACGGCTGTAATCCATAATCCAAAGTTACAATTTGAATATAATTTTTAGCAAAATACAAGGGATCGTTTTGACACCTAGCAAACTCTAAAACCTGATCTTCGGTGAATTCAACAATAGTATTTGCTTTTTTTAAAAGCGGATTACCAAGATAATGTTCAGCCATAATAAAACCTATTTTTCAATTACAATTCCAACGTCTTAACGCCTTATTAATTCTGCTATCTGGATCTCTTGCTGTTTCTGCACTAGTCAGTCTTTTTTTCATTCCACTCATTCTTGAGCAAAAAGACTTACGGCGATTTGCATCTTTTGATCCTTTTTTAAGTTTTGAAGGATCTTTTATTACTGCAGTTTTTAATTTTGAACCTGGATTTTCTTTGCGATAAGCATTTACTGCTTTTTGACTTAAACCATCCGTATTATCTTTACGATTTACAGATTGCCAATCTTCTTGTACTTGGGATTGCTCTCCCATAGTCTTCACATAATTTTTTGACGGCCCTGGTTTTGCATAACTTCCACTGGGAGAAATTGTTTGGATCAAGGGTCCACTAGAGGAAATTTCGGAAACACTGTAATATAGTATAGAACAACCTGGATATACCTTTTGAAGTTCTGCGTTTATTTCTTTTCTTGTTGGAAGTTTTATTTGTGGGAAAAATACTTTTAATGTATAATATTTTCCTCTCCAAGTTAGAGTAACTTCGACAACATTACCGGTCTGTGCTAACAGTCTTGTTGCTTCTTCTATTTCTTTTTTGTCTGCCTTAATTTTATCTGGAAGTATCAGATCTATGACTTCGGCAAAAGTATTTCCTTCGGCGTCTTCAATAGTCACATTTTCCTTTTTCACACATTTATTATACTTCTTACCAAAAATTTTTTGAGTTCCCTTTTTTTCATATCCAGTCCAACATTTCATTTCGTCTAATATTTTATCTACAAGTTTTTGTTCCTCCATTTCTCCACTCGCAACATAATCTGCGGCAGTGTCGATATAATCCGCTGCTTTAGTGATCTTAGACTGTACCCATGCTTCCAGATCACCTTCCCCCTTACCAACTTTTGCTTGGAGTCTTTTTACTGCATTTGTAATTGTTTGAAGTTCTCCACGAGCCATTGAATACTCTTCATCTTTTACTGAAACTTTATCCCAAGTTTTTTCTCCGTAAGAACATTGGGATCTCGTCTCTCTTTTATCACATAATGGGCAATATCTTTCTTCTTCTTGCATAGTTTGCTCCGATTTAGTTCCCCAGTTTGCGGCACCAACTTTGCGACATTTTACAAGTGCTCCAGATGCATATGCACTTGGCCAAACGTCATAGCGAGACTTTACCTTACGATAACATGCGTCTTTTTTCCCACTATCCTTACTTAGTTTGTCTTTTACTTCTTGTAAGTTCATTTCTTCTGTTTTAACGTTGGTTGGCTTTGCTCCGCCAGTTTTTTGTGGTTGATTTGGGTCTAAACGATTCTTTCTTCTCTTTGCTGCTTCTTCTTCTTTATCATTTAAACTTCTTTTCATTTTAGAACTTCCGCACTTTGGTGTGGATTTTTGTCCCGGTTGACGAGCACATGGTTTTCCTGACCACTTCCCGCCCAATTGAACCCATCCACTTTTTCCATCAGAAGATTTTGATTTATTAAACCAATCATGAAGACCTTCATCTCCAGATTTATTCTCTTCTTTCACGTCTTTAAACTTTCTCCTGTGCTCTTTTTTGGCAGAAGACTCCATTTTTTTAAGTCTAGTATAATAATCTGGTATTTCGTTTAAATGCTGAAGGGCAATATATTTTGCCAGTTCGTGATCTTGAGTATGTTCGTGTTCAATAGGTTCTCCCATATCAAGTTGTTTTTGTATAACAGAAACATCAAGACGGTGCTTCTTTGCAATTTGTTCAACTGTTTTATGTGACTTAAACTTATCGCTCATTTAAACAAAATTGAACATTAATATTATTTATCAATAAATCTCATTTATCTCCAAAATTCATACCCCTTATATTTGTTCAAAATATATGGAGATAGAATTGATTTTGGATCTATTGATTTTTTTTCTAATTTTTTCCTTACCTTATGCAAATCTTTCATTCCATAGATAGAATCATTTGGTTTATTTTTTTGCTCAATATTTATAAAATCATGTTTGAAGTACTCTATCCCCAAAAAATGATATACATTTTTCATAGTTGATTCTGGATCATTGATTAAATCATCATATTCTATTAAATGGAATTTATTTTTATTCTCTGAAATAAGAGATTGGCTCAATGAAAATAATTCTTGATCCATTGGATTTTTTGGTGACATTAAAAAGTCACATCTAACATCGTCAACTGGTCTATAAAAAAACATTTCTGCTTGAGAAATATCCCTATCAATAACTGACTGAATATTTGGATTTTTATGTATTAAATTGATAAAAGAAGCTAAAATTTCTAAAATATCTCTGACAGGACATAGTATTTTAATATCCTTAGTAATAAATCTTTCAATCATTTGTAAATTGAAAGGAGTCCCCCAAGATCTTTGTTTGTCTACAACATACTTTCTATCAATATAAGAATAATAATTATCAATTATTGAAGAGCAAACCTTCATGTATCCCAAATAATTTTCATCCGCAGCATATTGTTCAGAAGTTTCAAAGGTTTTATGAGTACTAAAAAGTAAATCACAAACCGGAGAATCATTACTTACATGAATGTCGGGATTTTGATTTAAAATGGCAGCAAGAAGAGTGGATCCACTCCTAGGCAATCCTGCCATAAAAAAATATGTTTTTTTCATAATTCAAATAATATAGAATTTATAATTTATTTTTTGGTGTCTTCCTTTTGAGTCGAAGGTTTCTGCTCACCACTTGGAGAATCTTGCACTAGCATACTTAAAACATCTCTAGATCCCAAAAGACGTACAAATCTTTCCTTCAATGAAGATAGTTTTTGTTCTTCTAGGGTAATTTCTTTTTGAAGTTCTTCTAGTTGCTGCTGAACAGTATCGAAAAGTTGCTGATGATTTTGTTCCATGTCGTTTACCTATTAATTAATAATAATTTAATTCCAATAGTATTTATCAGTCTTCTATAGAATCTTTATAGTATTCTGTAGTCTTTAAATGATTATATGCCTGAGTTAAAATAGAATCTGGACTATCTGGATCTATAAAAAATAAAACTTTAAAATCCTTTCCTGGAGTTGCAAATTGACAATCGACACTAACATCAGTTGGTGACATTGCTAAAGCACCTATTGGTTTTTTTCCATCTGATCTTGCCGTTTTAGACGCATAAACTTCAATTGCAATTCTTCCAACATATCCAGACTTCCAATAAACGAATTGTGATTCATCTTCGTCGTCTCTAATACTCAGTCCACTTGGTTGTGTTGGATCTGGGGGAGGTAAAATATCTTGAAGTCTTTTTTCAGTAGCAACGTTTACTATAATATGGTATGCGTCTTTTGCAACCAATCCACTTCCAGGAATTTCAAAATCTCTGATCAATGCCATTTTATTCTCCTAGTTTAATTTTTAAAAGTTCAATTTCTTCCTTCATTGTATTTATTATTTCAAGTTGTTCTTTGAATGCTTCTATGAACAATCCGGCAAAATTTCCATAAGATACTCCATATTCATCAATATCTTTTGCGTGGGTTACAACTTCTGGAAGAACACATTCAACTTCCTGAGCAATAACTCCGATTTGGCGTGTCTTTGTCTCGTCATCAATCTTATTGTAGAAAACACCTCTTAATTTTGATATTGTACCCAAAGCATTATCAACAGTAACTATATTTTCTTTTTTTCTTACATCAGAATATGCAACAATATTTGCTGTCGAATAAATTCCTTTTTCGACATATAACCCATATGAGGCAGATGTTGTTGATGTATTAACTGCCATACATACATTACCCAATAGGTAATACATGTACCACCTACCACTCCCTTCCCTATACCATCCACCATTTCCACTACTGTCCCACATTTCAGAAACACCACCGACGCTATGCCAAGTGCCAGTATAACCATTTCTAGACCCATCAATTCTCCAAGCACCATAACTGCTTCCTGTATTTGGGTAGTAGTGCGCTCCGTTTGTATCCGAATATGTTCCTGTCGTATTGGTATATAACCAATTATACTTGTAAATGTAGTTCGACCCACCATTAATTTGGAATATTAGAGTGTCACTATTATAATCTGCTTTAAATCTAACACCCTCATAACCATTATTTGCTGCCATGGTAACGCCGGTATGATATTGGAGAATAAGATCTGGATATGGATATGTCCATCCACCAGTTTCTTGGTAACCAAAAGAATATGGATAAGATGATCTTGTATGACCACTGCTACCTCCTACTCCATATGGTGTTATTGGAGCAGTATTGCTTATGCTATAGTTCTGTACATCAATTGCTCTAGTATACATGGTCTTATAGATTTCTATAAGACTAGTTGTAGTTCTATAAGACCAACTTCCGGCAGAATCCAATAAACCAAATCCACTAGTATCATGATAAACATATCCATAAATGGTAGAAGCATAACCAGCTCTGAATCTAATACCACCAGTAGTACTGCTAGAAGTTGCGCTGTTCCAATAATTTGCAGAATCCGAATACCAATGAAGGGTAGTTGCTTGGTTATATAATCCTTCACCAGAATCATTATTGCGGAACCAACCATTATTATAAATCTCATTACCAGTACCATTTGATGCTGCAATAGCATAAGAAGTATAATTTGAAGCGTCTAAAACAGCTCTCCAAGCTTGCCAGGTTCCGTTATTTTTTCCTCGAATTGCAATTTGTCCAGATCTATAGTCTCCATAAATTTGGTGAATCCAACTAGAACTATATGCTTGAGAATATAGTGCGCCATCAGTTTGTGAATATAGTGATATATTAGTATTGACATATGCAATACCATTATTGGTTACACTATCTGCTGCTACTGGATTTGAACTGTTCGAATTTGTAAATCCAGATAAATTGGATGCTGTAGTGGCAGTTGTTGAGTTTCCACTTAAAGCAGCTGTAATTGTTCCTGCACTGAAGTTTCCGGAACCATCACGCTGAACAACATAATTTCCAGTATTTGCACTCGTTGCATTAATTCCAATAGTAACTGCAGAAGAATTATTATATGAAGTTCCTGTAAGAGGTGAAGATATTGTTAAAGTATTTGCTAATGGTCTTTGCCATACTCCAGAATCATTCCAAAGTTGCAAATCACTGGCAACGTTCCAAGAACCTGTACCATTATTGGATGCGT